ATGTTAAAGCTTCATCATAATCAATTCTTTCATTCATTGTATAACCTAAAGAACTTACCATACCAGATGGCATTTTCATTCTATATTTGGTTTTTTTCTTTTTTTTGCCTTTAGGTTTTAAAGGTTTTCTAACAAAAGCATAAGGTGTATTATAAGCACCAGCCGCTCCTGTCATTGATACTTCATCTACTTCTCCTTCTTCATGATGGCCCTCACCTATTCTTGTTATTCTTTTATATTGATCTGGGTATTCATTTCTAAGATGAGTTCTTATTTGATTTCTTATAACTCTAATTTGATCATAGAAATCTCTAAATTTTGTATCTTCTTTAGTTTTAACATAAGTTCTTTTAGCCGTTGTAACTAAATCTGTTATGTCATCATATAATTTATCAAATCCTGGTAATTGCGTAATTGTCCATTTGACTGCTCCAGTTTCATCATCTATATCAGTTATAGTAGATTTTGAGGTTCCATCATCACTATATGTAACCTGGCCTACCTTGAAGCCTTCTTTAGGTTTATCTAATTCTTTTTCTGCATCTTTAGGTGATGCAGTTTTGGACATTTCGGAAAGTTTATACTTGTACGCCATTTGCTACTTGAATTTCTTTTACTAGTTCATAATATTGCAACAAATCAACTAAATTATCATTATCTACTTTATCAGTTTTGTCTAATTCAGTTAATAATTTAGCTACTTCAGTTATCTTAATTCTTGTAGCTTTATCCTTTATCTTTTTAGATGTTTCAGATAAAATATTTTTTAATGTATTTACTTTTTTATTATAAAATTCTCTTAATGTTGGAGTAGAATCTATAGAATAGATAAATTCTTTAAGTATTTCTTTTTGTTCTTTACTTAATCCATCATACTTGTCATTAAATTTTTCTAATAAAACTCTATATGTTAATGTTCTTAAATCTTTATCATATGATTTAAATTCATCTAATACTGTATCTTTTTTCTTAGATTGTACTTTTTTAGTTAAAAATTCCATAATAGTAACTTTATTATCATTAACTTGATCTAAGTTAATTTTTTCACTATGGTAACTTTCAATTAAAGTATATATCGCAGCTATTTCTTTATAATTTTTTACTTTAGCTCCAAAAAATTCTTCTAAATTATAATGCTTTTTTATTTCATTAATTAAACTATATTTTTGTTTTTTTAAAGCTGTTCTATTATATTTTCTAGAATTTTCAAAAAGAGTAGCAATCATGGTATTTGCTCTTGCTTCGTTTACAACTTTAGATTTTAATATAGACTCATACAATTTATACTCACGACCTAGCTCAGTCTTAACAAAAGATTTTTTCAGTAAGTCTATAGCGGGTGAATCTACTCCTTTTAGAGTATCTGCGGTAATTTGTCGTACCAGTAATTCAAATAATATACCAGTATTCTTAAATTTTGAATGTTTAATTTTCATTAAAAATATATTTATTTATAAATATTAGCTTTTTAGTTGAGATTCATCAAGTAATGTACTATCATCTTTTTCTCCTTCAAAAACTAATTTCTTTTTAGGTAATTTTTTAAATAAATCCTTATGTTTAGCTAATGTAATTTTAGGATTTTCAAACTCTCTAATACGTGGCCTTCCATCTCCATCATTTTTATCTGTATCTTTCATACGTTTAACACCTAAAGGATCTTTACCAAAATTATTATCTTGTTTTCCTCTAGTAGTCATAGAATCAACTGGACGTCCTTTCTTAGGATCATCAGCCGCATATTTTTCTGGTTCTGGTACATTACCTGGATCGGATTGCATTCTACCCATTCCATATAATGAAGCTAAATCATGCGGTGTACCATATGATTTACCAGTAGATACTGGATCGTTACCTTCTGCTTCAATTTGAGCATTTCTAAATTTACGTTTAGAATCTTCTCTAACTAAATCTCTATATTCATCATATTGGTCTTCACTAAAGTGATAAACATTGTGATAAATCCAATCTGATGGAACTAATTTTTGATCTAATAATGAACCTGCTAATTCAGCTTTAGATTTTAATAATTCTATTTTTTCTTGTTCAAATATAATTGAAGGTGTAGTCATGGATAACTCAAAATTAGTTATCGATTCATCTGTGTATCCCTGAGTATATAAGTGAACTAATGCAATTTTATTTAATTCTGATAGTACTATTCTTTGAATTCTATCAATTGTACGAGCAAATCTAATATCTTCTGCTGCTAATGTAGCTTTACCTTCTGTTGTTTCATCATAACCTAAAAATGCTTTAGGAATTTTAAGTGCAGCAAACAGTTTATCTCTTAAATACTCTACGTCCTGAATACCATCATATGATAAACCTGGTGTGGTATCTATTTTAGTAGCATTATCATTTCCTCTTACTGGGATGTAAAAATCTTCAAGCATGTTTTGCATGTTGTACTTTAAGTTATACTCACCTGTTTTTTCATCCATGTAAGGAGTACGTTTCATACTTGAAATAGTTTTTTGCATAAATGCTTCTACTTCATTTGGAGGTATAGCTCCAACATTTACATAAAATATTCTTTTTTCTGGTGCACGAGCAATTCTATGAATTAACATAGCATCTTCCATTAAAGAATATTGTTTAAATAATTTTCTAGCTGGTTCTATATAAGATCTACCATAAGGAAGATAATTAACATCCGCCACCATTCTAAAGTGAGCCATCTCATAATTATCATATATTATTCCAGAATTATCTTCTTGATATGCTTGATTAGGTACATTATAATAACCATAAGAACTACCGGCAAAGCCATCTGGGTTCCATTTATACTTAACCTCTGCTGGGTTTTCTGGGTTTTGTCCTTCAACTCTTTCAATATGATATGCTGTATAAGGTATAACATTATAAACACCAAATTTTTCTGCAATTTCTAATTTAAGGAAAAAGTCACCATACTTACACATTTGACGTATCCACATCCATAAATTAAATTCAATATTTAATACGTCATAAAATAAATTATATAATATTTTTTGAATATCTTCATTAGCACTTCTAATTTGAAGCACTTCACCCATATCATTTTTTAATGTAGATTCATCAGATATAATATCTAAGGCAGAAGCAATAATTGCATCTTGATCCATTACATCATATTCTGAATATAATTGGGTTCTTAAGTATTGATAATTTAAGTTAAATTGAGCACCATAAAGAGATGTTGGTGCTGTAGAGTAAACTCTATTAAATCTATCTACTAAAGCATTTGTTTCATACTCACCACTACTTTGTATGTGGCCCGAGTCTATTGTTTTAATTTGATTTCCTCCTACATTTCTTATTACAACATCAGTTGAAAATAATCTTCTTAATCTATCAAATATACTAGTGTTTGCCATGTTTGTATATAATTATTGTTATAAATATTAATCAAATAACCAACTAACGTCTTCCTTTCCATTTTTGGTATCTACCTGGTATGGGTTTGGAACATATTTATTCCCTCCATAACTTGCTTGATAAGGAGTTCTGTTAACTTGCATGTTATTTAAAGCTTGTTTTGTTATGTCAATTCCTCTCTGTCTAAATTTTAACGCTGTATCTCTAATGTACATTGAAATACCAAAAGCCATTACTAAGTCATCATTATAACCAGATTGAGCTTCGGGTCTACCATTACGCCAAATAAAAGTTTTCATTTCTTCTATTAATCTTTTAGATTGTATTGTTACACCTTTATCACTTAAATATTCTTGAAATTTACCTATTATCATAGGTCTTGTTCTTGATGACATTGTAAATCCAGGCACCATTTTAGAGTGATCTTGGTATTTATCAAAATAAGAATTTACATTAGGTTGATCACTTTTAGGTGAGTAATAAAGATTTTGATAATTTCTATCTATTACTGTTTGTATAGTAGCCCACCCAATATTGGCATTTTCAATTACTAACATTGCTTCATTATATTCTGTTGCAATGCCAACTAATAAATGACCATATTCTTTAGTTCCTATTTGCCCTTTATATTCTGCTACTTGTACATTATTTTCTACGTCTATAACATGAAATGCAGAGTAATCTTTGCCATCTCCTCTTGATACATCAGCTACAACCATATAATTTCTAGAATAATCAGCTACTTCCCATACCCATAAATTTTGATCCGCTCCTCTTCTTTCTAATGGGTCTTTAATAAAAGATTTTTCATAATATTCTATATATTCAGGATAAAATACAATATCACCAGAAGTACTAAAATCACAATCACACTCTTGTGCCGCCATTCTAGGATCACCTAATAATTCATCTTGCCTATCTCTCCATGCTTGGTCCCTTTCTGGGTGAACAAACCAAGGTAATTTTATAGGTAAAAAGTCATTTTCTGCTGCTTCAGCTCTAGTCCATGTCTGGTGAAACCAATTACCTGTACCATAAGGGGTACTTAAAGCTATACAACCACCACCCGTTGCTAATGTTTGTTGTGCTGATGCCCATATCTCAGCTATATTATCAATAAAAGCGGCCTCATCAATTATTAGAAGTGATACTGCTTCTGATCTACCAGCATCACTACTTGCTGATGTAGCTTTAATTTGGGATCCATTTATTAATCTAAGATTTAATTTATTATTTTCTGATGCATCTATTTTTAGCCAAGAAGGTAAATTTTCATACATAAATTTAACCTTTGTAACCATATTTTTTGCTGTTTCTTGTTTTGTAGCTATACAAAGTATATTTTTATCTTTAGCAAATAACATCATCCATAACGAATAACCAGCTGATAGAGTAGATAAACCTAATTGTCTTGATTTTAGTACAATTGAATAAGGATTATCTCTAAATAGTCTTAATACTTTATCTTGAAAAGGATACAAATTAAATTGTATTCTACCTCTTTGGGGATGCTGTATAAAACAGTATTTACGCATAAAATGTACTGGATCTTTAGCACATTTTACGTATTCCGATCTTATTACTTTTTTAAGGTCTTTAGCCATATTATTTACCTAAAAGCAATATAGCTACAGCACCTGCTATACCCGCTCCTAAAGTTAGTCTAGTTTTTAATTTTTGTTTTTTTAAATCTTTTTCTAATCTTTTGGATAATTCCTGAGATATAGCTAATTGATCGTCTTTAGTCATAACAATACTTCTAATATTATTTATTTTAGTATTTAGATTAAAGATAACACTATCTTTTAATAGTATTTTTTTTTCTAATAAATTAATTTTATTTGCGGTTAATGATAACTCTGATTTTGCATCATCTCCAGTAATTAAATCCTTAATTACTAGTTTGACTATTGGCTTTTCCAATCGAATCGAGGTGCTGTCTATAGCGTTCTGCGAAAAACTGGTAAAGCTCATCATTATTAAAATTATCCACAGCCCTAACTTTTTCATTGCTTTTTATTCTTAAATTTTTAATTAAATTATCTTGATTATTTATTTCACTATCTAAAGATGATATTTGATCATTAAGGGTATCTATTTTATATGTTAAATCATCATTAATATGATGAAGTGAATCTATTTTAGAATTAAGTGCATTAATTTGATTTTGATAATCGCCTACATAATCTTCTTTATTATCTAGTAAAAACCATATTATTATAGATATTAAAATAAATATTTTTGCAATATAAAATATTCTTTCTTTAGACGACATCCTTTTCTAATTTTGCAACCAATGCTTCTAATTCTTTTTTTCTAGGTGTTTTTTCTCTTAAAACATCCTTAATTCTTTCTTTTTCAGCTTCATTAGCACTACTATATTTTCTAGCTAAAGATTTCATTTCTGTTTCTAAATCTTTTAGTGCTTTAACTGCTATATCTAACTTTTTAAACTTACCTCTAGCTTTCATAGCTGCTTTAACGGCATCTTTATCTTCATCATCATCTTCCTTAGTTAGTTGTTTTTGTAAAGTAACAGTTTTTTGTAATTCTTTATTATAATCCTGAATGGCTTTTACATCCATTTGATTATATTTATTTTCGTCCTCAGGTTGTTCACTAAGGGTTTCTATTATATTTTCTCTAATAAATTCTTGTAATTCAGACTTTTTCATTATAATATGGTTTTTTATTATAAATATGTTAAGATTTGATAACGTTTAAAATCTGATCAATTCTATCCTGTGTACTACCCTTTATTGTTTCTACATTTTTCATCATATGCGCATATTTCCTAATTAAACTAGTTATAGAAAAATCAATAACATCTCTATAATGCTCATCAGTCTCTCTTACACCATTGTCTTCAATAGGAAGACCATCAGGAGAAATATAAAAAATGTAATCATATTCTCTAATAAATTCTTTCGCATAATTTTCAAATATTTCTTTATCATTATAATGAATTGAATTAGCATTCATAGTAAATGCCATAACATCAATAACTGTTCTATCTGTAATAATATCTTGATGCATTAATTCAGCACATCTTTCTGCTAAAAATACTGTTTGACCTTTTAATGTTGAATCAGTATTCAATGGAATACCTAAATCATTTAAATATTTGCTACGTTCTGTAGCAAAATGATACGTGTGAAATTCATTTGTACCTTTTAGTGCCTTAACTAATGTAGTTTTACCTACACTCATTGTACCACATAATCCTATCTTCATATATTAATTTCTATGAGTCATTCCTTTTGGTGCAGGCTTTTTATACCAAGGTAAACCTGTTCTATTTCGAACAACTTCTTTAAACTCTGATTTACTATATTGTATACCATATAAGTGGTATTCTGCTTTTCTTTCATTTCCTTCTGGTATGTAAGCAGGTCCATCCCAGTTATGTAATTTATTATCCCAAACGTGAGCTATTGTTCCATCTGGTTTTGTCAATTTTTGACTCCTAGGCCATTCTTTATTTTCTTCCATACCCATAATATACGTAATTTATCATTGTTCTCCAAGGCTTTTTGTATATTTTATTTTGTTTAAAATAAATTTAGAAAATTGTCTATGTCCTAACCAACTAAAATGCCCATCTTTAATGCTATCATCAACATCTACTATAAGTTGATATGGGGTATTATCACTAAACCATTCTTTATACGACCAAAAATATAATTTAACATTTCTTCTAATTAATTCAGTTGATATTGCCTTAACTTGTTTAAAATACCATTCTGACCAAAAATCTCTATATGGGGCAAAATGTTCTTTAGAATAATCAACAATAACCATTTTATTAGGATCCTTAGACCATTCTAAATAATCATGCCAAGTTGTTTGTTTATGTTGATAATAATTATCTCCCTCAAAATATTTATCATATTTTTGATCCCAAAAAGTACCAGAGTTTACACTACCTACTTTATTTTTATTTTTATCAAAAGATAAAACTCCATCAGGATTAGAATCAGATATTACAACAATATCATTATCTAACATATTAGGAATTTCATTTATAAATAAACTTAAAATATATGGGTTAGCACCCATTCCATATCTAGGATTTCGTTCTTGGCTAAGTTTAAGTTCGTCAGAGACTATATCTACCCAAAGTCTATCATTATCTTTAGGGGGGTA